ACACCGACAGGTCCATCAGGTTCTACCAAGCTGGCACCAGCGAGATGTTTGGCTTGGTGCAGACCAATCCGCAGAACGAGGACACGCCGTTCTACCCACGCAGCCCCTATGGCGTCGCCAAGCTGTCGGCGCATTGGTTCGTCAAGAACTACAGGGAGAGCTACGGGCTGTTCGCGTGCAATGGCATACTGTTTAACCACGAGAGCCCGCTGCGCGGCATGGAGTTCGTGACCAGGAAGATAACCAGCGGTTTGGTCGCGGCACGCAACGGAGGCGGTCCGGTCATGCTGGGCAACATCAACGCCGTGCGGGATTGGGGGCATGCCGCCGACTACGTGCGGGCCATGCATCTCATGCTTCAGCAACCGCAGCCAGACGACTACGTGGTCAGCAGCGGCGAGGTGCACAGCGTCAGGGAGTTCTGCGAGGTTGCCGCACGCTGCCTCGGATTCGAGATGGAATGGCGCGGCGAGGGCGTGGATGAGATCGGCGTTGACCGCGAGACGGGCAAGGTGCTGATAGGCATAGATCCCAGATACATGCGACCAGCCGAGGTGGAATACCTAAGGGGAGACAGCAGCCGGGCTGAGGCCAAATTGGGCTGGAGCAGGAGCTACTCGTTCGCCGATCTGGTCAACGAGATGGTGATGTCGGATGCCGGTGCTCCCTGGCAGATCAACGCAAACACCACGGAGAGGTAACGGGCATGGCATACCAATGGCCACTGATGAAGAACACCATAACATGGCGAGACAAGCTGGCGCTGATCAGCTTCATAGCCACCAGCGACAAGTTCACCAATGGCCCGCGGGTCAGGCGATTCGAATCCGAATGGAGCGAATGGCTGGGCAGCCGGCACAGCCTGTTCGTCAGCAGCGGCAGCACCGCCAACAGCCTGCTGGTGGCCTCGGTCAAGGAGAAGCACGGGCTGAAGGATGGGGACAAGGTTCTGGTTCCGGCATGCACGTGGGTCACCAACGTGGGACCCATCATACAATGCGGCCTGCAACCCATATTCTGTGACATCAACCTCAGCAGCTACAGCTTCGACCTCAAGCACATGCGGAAGATAGCCAAGGCGCATCGTGACATCAAGATGATATTCGTCACGCATCTGCTGGGATTCAGCGCCGACGTCGAGGCCTACAGGGAGATATTCCCCAAGGCCCTGATACTGGAGGACGTGTGCGAGAGCCACGGTTGCCTGGCACCCAACGGCAGCAGGCGAGGTTCAGATGCGCTGGGCGCCACGTTCAGCTTCTACTTCGGCCACCACATGACCACGGTCGAGGGAGGCATGGTCAGCACCAACGATGAGGACCTGCTGGATCTCATGCGCATCAAGCGCAGCCATGGGTTGGCCAGGGAGCTGCCTCGTGCCAAGCTCGCAGAGGCCATGGCGGCATGGCCCAAGGTTGATCCGCGCTTCATGTTCATGACCGATGGCTACAACTTCCGCAACACCGAGATAGCCGCCGTGCTGGGATCCAGCCAGCTCAAGGGTTTGGATAGGGCCATAGGCATACGCAACGGCAACTTCGCCGCGTTCCATGGGCTGCTCAGCAAGCACGAGCATCTGTTCCACATGCCGTTGGCATCCCACACCAACAGCAGCTATGCATTCCCGCTGGTGGCCAAGGATGGCGCCGTGGCGACCAAGCTAAAGCTGCTGCTGGAGCAGGCCGGCATCGAGACCAGGCCCATAGTCAGCGGCAACCTGCTGATGCAGCCATTCCTGCGGGGATACCGATTGGAGCCAGGCAGCGACATGAACATACAGATGGCGCACGACAATGGCGTCTACGTGGGCAACAACCACCTCATTGGAGAACGGGAGATGATCATGATGGACGACGTGCTGGGATCGCTGGGAGCCTGAGATGAACATACTGATATGCACCATAGTTAGGAACGGCGCCAAGGTACTCGATCGCTACATGCGGCAGATAACGGATGGCATGGATAGGCTCAAGGACCAGGACATCAACTGGTACATCAGCATATACGAGAATGACAGCACCGATGGCACCAAGGAGCTGCTGCAGGCCCTGGACCTGGGTAGGTTCAAGGACCACAGCATCATAAGCGAGGACATAGGCACAAGGCACTATCCCAGCATAGTTGACGAGGACCGCGTGCGGAACCTGGCCATCGCGAGGAACAAGGCGCTGACCGCCAAGGACATGTTCATGGAGGCTGACCACGTGCTGTGGGTGGAGCCGGACCTGTTCTACGCGGGTGGCCTCATACCGTCCCTGATCATGCATCGCGAGAGGGGGTTGCCGGAGGCTGACATACTCAGCGGCATCAACATAGCATCCGGCGAGAGCCGAGCATACGACACATGGGCCACGAGGCGCACGGCAGACGAGGAATGGGGAGATCGCACCAGCGACTGGTTCGATAACCCCGTGGCAAGGTTCTACACCACGTTCAACGGCGTGTGCCTCTACAACGCCGAGGCCTTCAGGGACGGCGTGCGATTCGGACACATCAACGAACGGCTGGGCAAGTTTGACTGCGACACGGTGGTGGTCTGCGAGAACTTCCGCAAGGCTGGATATGATCGCATATACGTGGATCAGTCCCTGAACTGCTACCACGACTGATAATGGTTGACACCTCCCGCGCAGATGCTATCATTGACGATACATGCGCTGGAGGTGAACCATGATCCTTGATAACCTATACAAGCAGAAGCTGATCCATCCGCCCAAGTGGCTGCTGAGCAACTGCGCCTACATGACCGTGATGGGTTCCCAGGCCTACGGCGTCAGCAGCGATGACAGCGATCTCGACGTCTACGGGTTCTGCGTGCCTCCCAAGGACCTGGTGTTCCCGCACCTAGCCGGTGAGATCCCAGGTTTCGGGCAGCAGATCCAACGGTTCGACCAGTGGCAGGAGCATAAAGTTCAATCTATAGATATACATGATTATTGTCGCAAGATTGGTATAGAGACTCTTAGTCTATCTGCTGTAGAATCTGAAATGAAATTACGCGGAATTCTATAAATTTGTAATAAATAGAGCAGTGGCATTGCCACTGCTCTATTAAGGAATACTATGGCATACTACATTTATCTAACTGAAAATTTGATAAACAATAAAAAATATATTGGTAAACACACAGGACTTCTAGATGATTCTTATATAGGATCCGGTATGCTGCTAAAGCAGGCTATTGAAAAACACGGAGTAGAAAACTTTAAGAAAGTGATATTACAGATCGTCGACACCGAAGACGAATTAGACAAAGCCGAAATAGAATGGATATCAAAATTTAATGCCGCTAATGACAAAAACTTCTATAATCTCACAGATGGTGGTACAGGAGGTAATACTTTAAGACGATTACCTCCTGATATTGTATCAAAAACTCGTAGCGGATGGTTTAATAAATTGAGCGAAGAGAAGAAGGAATTAGTTAGACAGCAACGAAGAGAGCATCTCGCAATGCTACGGTCAGATCCGAATATACATGCTGCTAGGAATTCCGCACTTCGAGAATATTTCAATAATTTAACAGTCGAAGATAAATCAGCGTTGTACAAAAATAGAAGTGGAGGAAATGCATATCAGGCCAGAGCTGTGAAAACACCGTTGGGTGCATTTGATACTGCAAAAAATGCAGCATTAGCTCACGATGTTGTATTACAAACCGTTATTAACAGATGTAACAATCCAAAATTTAATGATTGGACATTCCTATGAGGACAATATCAGAGTTAACCGACGAAGAGCTGATCAAACTTCGAAATATCATGAACAAGGCGGTCGAGTATGACTTCGCGGTGTTCAGCATCGTGAAATACTTCCAGCTGTGCATGGAGAACAACCCCAACATGATCGACAGCATCTTCACGCCGCGGCATTGCGTTATCCACAGCACGCCCATCAGCGAGCATGTGCGTGAGAACCGTAGGCTGTTCCTGCACAAGGGCAGCTGGCACAAGTTCAAGGGCTATGCATACGCCCAGATGAGCAAGATCCGCAACAAGGTCAACGCCAGCAACGAGAGGCGTGCGGCCAGCATCGCCGAGCACGGCTACGATCTCAAGTTCGCCTACCACATCGTGCGCCTGCTCAACGAGGTGGAGCAGATCATGGTCGAGGGCGATCTGGACCTGCAGCGCAACAGGGAGCAGCTGAAGGAGATCCGACGCGGCGAGTGGACGCTGGATCAGGTCGAGGCCTACTTCGAGTCCAAGGAGCGTGCTCTGGAGGCCACCTATGCCGCCTGCACGCTGCCGCACAAGCCGGATGAGGACGCGATCAAGAAGATCCTGATGGAGTGCATGGAGATGCACTACGGCGACATCAGCAGCGCGGTCAAGCGCGATGCCAACATCGAAACCATGATAAGGGACCTGCGCGGTGTCATCGATCGCTACGATTCTTAGGCTGAGCTGGCAAGCGGTCAGGCGTGCCTCACGGTTGATCACCGTCGCCGTGATGGCCATCGCCTCCGCCATGGCACGGATGTTCGACCATTTGGTGGTGAAACCGCGAATACGGCGATTGGCACAGGAGGTCATAGCCAAGACACGGGGCGAATCAGACACGCGGCGCGGCGATGGATGCAGGAACATGGCCGGGCTGGGCGGTATGGGATTCCGTCCCAGGTTCGTGGCATGGCAGACCCTGTTCGAGCAGAGCTCTGAGCTCAGAGTTTGGGGTAATCGCCCCACGGTGGTGCGAGAGACGCTGTTCTTCGGGTACTTCGCACCCCTCGAGGCCTGGTGTGATCATAACTGCCAGGGCCCATACTACCTCTGGTCGGATAAGGTTGGGATATACCTGCAGCTATCGGACCCCATGGATGATATGCTGTTCAAGCTCACATACGGGTTAGATATGCCAAATCTATCAGAGGTTTAGATCTTTGGTTGACAGCATCCACAGAGATGCTATTGTACGGCATAGCCAAGCAACGCAGGAGCTGCACATGCGCAAGACGATCGAGATTGAAAAGCTCAAGGATTACGTGAACGGGATCCTCGCCAGCCCCAAGGGTACACCGGAACTGCGCAACGGAGCTTATCTGGTCCTCGACCAAGCATTGCATGAGGCCGGCGCCTACAAGGGTTTCAGCTACCTCACCAACTACGATCTCCCGGCGGATCAGAAGCCAGGCGTGCGCTATTCCACCGAGGATCGCTACAAGATTCTCCCATACCCCGAACGCTTCGAGGATTGCGACGACACCCGCCGCGTGTACATCTAATCATATCGGTTGACGGCATCCACAGAGATGCTATTGTGGGTCATAGGCGATGAGGAGCACACAACATGGCACAGGCAACTACACGCACGGTTAAGATCAAATCAATCCTCGGCAGCCACTACTTCACCCGCGGCACCAAGGACTACCTCGCAGGCAAGGGGTTCGATAAGGACTACGACCAGTGGGATGGCAGCGATCAGTGGTGCTATGAGCGCGGACGGTTGTTCGCCGCCGCCACCGGCGGGTCGGTGCCGGTCAAGGGCGGCCGGGGCAACAAGCGCGTCACATACCAAGCAGTGAACACCTTTGTAGCGCTTCGCGAAGCCAACGCCATCCTCTGAGGAGTGCCCCGCATGGAGATCATCACCCCCATCAACCTCATCTGGTTCACCCTGCTGATGCTCAGCGTGTTCATCAACCATCGCATAGGCTATCGCAATGGCGTGGCCAGCTCCCACCTAACCATCACCGTGCCGATCGTGCAGCTGCTGATGGACAAGGGCGTGCTGAAGGCCACTTATTCGAACGGAGATGATACCGTCAGCGCCGATGACATGGCCATACACCTCATCAAGCTGGTGGTCGAGAAGGAGATAGCATCCGCCGCGGAGTGATGGCAGAGCGAACCAACGCAGCACGGCGCCCTAAAGGCGCCGTTTCCGTTTATGTGGCCTGTGAATGGTTCTAAGCCGCGATAATAAATATCGCTAGTAAACACAGGACTGCCAGATGACCAAGACCGTTTGCAGACAGGTATGTGCCCCGCTATTGCTATTCGCAGCGTTCTATGCCGGGGGATTCCTCGGGACGCTGTGCGAGCATTACCACCACGACGTCGTGATGAGCTGCGCGGTATTCACTACGACGTTTGGCGCCATAGTCGCCAGTGGTGCCAAGCTATACCACATGCTGTTCCATTGAAAAATGGTTGACTTAGCCTGTGCAGGTGCTATTGTACAGGTATGGAAAAGATAAACCTTCACTCACTCGTCCTCTTGGTAGGACCAAGCGGCGCCGGCAAATCAACGCTGGCAGCCAATCACTTCGCTCCGCACGAGATCGTGAGCAGCGATACCATCCGTGCTGAGATGCTGGGAGACCTCAGGATCCAGAGCAACCAGGACGACATATGGACAGAGGTCCATCGCCGCGTTCGCCAGCGACTGGCGTGGGGGCAGCGCGTGGTGGTTGACGCCACCAACCTGCGCTTCCGCGATCGCAAGGTCTTCATCGACATGTCCAAGCACTTCGCGGTGGATCTGGTGTACCTGGTGGTCAACCGCACGGTCAAGGAGAAGCTGGCCACGGCCGGTTGGCGTGCGGATGTGCCGGGGCTGATCCAGAGGCACGATGAGACGTTCAAGAGCAATGCCAAGGCCATATACGAGGGCGATGGTGTCGCACGCGTCATCGAGCTGAAGGACAACACCCAGCTGTTCGTGGTCAACCATCCCGTCAAGGGACCCAACGGCGTGCTGACCAACGGCACGGTGGATAGGGTGCCACGGGCCGTGGATGGTCGCATCATGGTCATCGGCGACGTGCACGGCAACACCGACGAGCTGGAACCCATGCTGCGGCGCGCACGGGAGGACGGGGATCACGTGCTGTTCCTGGGCGACATCGTGGACTACGGCGAGCATAACATCGAGGCCGTTGACATCGCATATGATCTGATCAGGCAGGGGCATGCACACATGGTCTGGGGGAACCACGAGCGCAAGCTGAGCCGTTGGATCGATGCCAGCTTTGGCAGGGATTTCAAGGGCGTGATCGGACCTGGCTTGGCCATGACCGTGCTGGAGATACAGGAGGGCATGTCGAGGAATCCCGCCTTCAAGGATCGATTCATCGCCAGGTGGCGTTGCTTGGCGGCGCACTCTCGGCAGCATTACGTGTTGGGGGATCATCTGTTCACGCACGGCGCAGCCACGCCGGAGATGTGGAACATGCAGGGCCGCCACACGCTGCCGGGGGAAACAGGCAACATGGCGTTCTTCGGCGAGGTCGATCCAGACAAGCCCATGCGAGATGATGGCATGCCCAACAGGACCTACAGGTGGATCGACCAGATCCCCGGTGGGAAGACCGTGGTGGTCGGCCATGATCCGCGTGACAAGGCCAAGCCGATGGTGGTAACTAATGCTAATGGAGGACGGGCGGTCTTCCTTGACACGGGCAGCAGCAAGGGAGGTAAGCTCAGCTGCATGGTATTATGAGGAGAGTGACATGTTCAACAGCACGCTGGTGTTAAACGCAGATTACACCCCGCTCAGCTGCATACCCATATCCAGCATTGGCTGGAAGGATGCCATAAAGATGGCATGGATGGGCACAGTGGATGTGGTGGAGGAATACGATAACTGGGAGGTCCACAGCCCCAGCGTGACCTTGCGCGTGCCCAGCGTGGTCGTCAACCGCAAGTTCCACAGGAAGAAGACCACCGTGAGGTTCAGCAGGGCTAACCTGCTGCTCAGGGATCGCTTCAGCTGCCAATACTGCCACGACGAGCTGACCTTGGGCCAGATGACCATCGACCACGTGACACCGCGTGTTCGAGGCGGCACCACCAAGTGGGAGAACGTGGTCGCATCATGCTACAGCTGCAACAGCATCAAGGGGCATCGCACGGTCATGAAGCCGGGGGTGGCACCGACCAAACCCGAATACCACTCCCTGCTGGCCACGGCTCGCACCATGCCCATTGAGATACCCGATGCCAGCTGGATACAGTACCTGGGCTGGGACGAGAGGATGATCACCATCAGGCCTCCCAAGCAGGATGCCGCCCCCGAGGCGGAGCATGATGACATATCCGAGGAAAAATAAATCTTGGATCTACAGGTGATGGTCGGTTAATATGCATTGACATATCCCGTCCGTCACAAGGAGATACAGATGAGCGACGTTTCAGTAGACAACACGCAGCAGGCACAACCAAACCCCGCCGACAGCGTGATCAACATCACCGACCTGCAGAACGTGCTGGTCGTGATCGATCTCGCCAGCAACCGAGGTGCATTCCGCGGGCAAGAGCTTGAGCCGGTGGGCCAGCTCTACAACAAGATAGCCAAGTTCGTGCAGGCAGCATTGCCTCCGCAACCAGCGGATGCACCGGCTGATGCAACCACAACGGATCAGACGGCGAGCGCATAACACATGGCAGAGATGATGAGGCACACCGGTATCCTCAACAACACCGGCAAGAACGTGGTGGTCGCATTCATGCAGCTGCCAAACGATCCAGATCATGCGTTGGTCATAGACACCGACGCGTTACCAGACAGCTTCAACGAGAGCCTGCGCAAGATCGTGGAATCCGTGGATGGCCAAAACGCTGAGAACCTCGCCGACTTGCTGGCACGCAGGATGAGCCCAGACGGCAGCAACGTCACGCTGCTGCAGAAGTTCCACCAGAGTGGGCGTCTGCAACGGGTCAACGTGGATTTGGTCACCATGACACCTCGCAAGGGTGTCAACTGGCCACTGCGCCAGATCCTGGAGGCCATGAAGCAGGATGAGCAGACGGCACCGGCTGATCTGGACGATCTCGATCCAGAGACACGGGCCCAGGTCATCAGCGAGATGGGCAAGTTCAACGTGCATGCCAGCAACATGGAGGGCACCACGGCATCGGGCCAGAAGGCTGAGGCCGCCAGCCTGCTGCAGATGGCTGAATTGCTTGAAGCTGATGCCAACGCAAAGCGGCAGCAGGCCTATAGGATGGATCCCAGCTTGAACAAGAAGCGTGTGGTCGAGGAGAAGAAGGTGGTGACCAAGGCCGAGGCCAAGAACAACACCTATCGCATGGATATGGGCGATCTGCAACCGTTGGAGGCCGCGAAGGCGCCTGCGAAGGCCAAGGCAGCAACCAAGGCGCCAACCAAAGCCGCCGCGGCCAAGAAGCCGGCAGCCAAGAAGAAACCAACCACGGCATGATATGACCCATTGATGGACGGTCATAACGATAGGCGGGTCTGACCCGCCTATCTCCTTATACACATCTCCACATGCTCAGACGCCCATCTGTTTCCTGATGTTGGTGGCCGATATGGCCTCCACGTCCTCGTCCAGATGCTCTTGCTCTATGGCATACCCCACGTCACGCCCATACGTTATGTTGGTTATGTTGGGAACCAGCCATATCTGGTAGTCGATCGTGTGCACGTAACCGGCGGCGTTCAATGAGTTTATTATCCTGTTCTTCACGGTTATGTAATCGAACGGGTTCCTGTCGTCTATGCCCTGCACGTTCCTCACCATTATGTAGACCTGGCCGGTCTTGGCGTGCGCACGTTTGAACAGCTCGAGGTGCCCGTCGTGCCACGGCTGCCACCTGCCCAACAGCTGAACCGTTGGTTTCCTATCGTCCCATGCCATCGTTTCTCTCTCCCCAAAACATCGCCTTTATCAGGCTAGGCCTATCCATGTAGTCCAGTTGCTCCCAGATGCACTTGGCCCAGAACATCGCGTCCTGGGTATCCACCCTGAAATCATATCGCTCGGGAGGCACGAACAGCCTGTTGGTGTCCTCGAACCTACCCTTGTCTATGGTGTCCACCCATATGGTTATGGCTGGACCAAACGCTGTCCTGGCCGCCGGGGTGGGGCAAACGAAGTCTGCCACGGCCCAATGCCCTGCCGCGACAACCTGATCGCAGAGCCATCCCATGCGCCGTGCCTGCTCTATCCTATCGGCGTCGCTGAATCCAAGGTGGCTGTTGATGTGTGCACGCACCGCATCGGCGTTCCAGTGCACGGCCCTCAATCTCTTGGTCAGCTCCCTCGCCAGCGTGGTCTTACCAGCACCCGGCAAGCCCATTATCAGTATCTTCCTATCCATCACCAAACCAATGCGAACGATATCGCATCCTCCTCCATCTCAAAACACATGAACGGGTGATTACCCGTGTTGACGATGCCGTATCCACCTCGGCAGTTGGCCTTCAGCCATTCGCTCACCTCAGGGTTAATCGCCACCCTGGGTGTTGGCTCAAACGACATGGGATTGACGTACCAACTTATGTGACCGTGTTTCTCGCTCAGGCTGACCTCCCTCATACGGCCATCCTCGCCTTGATGGTGGGATGGCATTGGTAACCCACCAGCGCGATGCTGTCCATGGCGAATCCGGTTATGTCAGTCACTGACTCGTCCACCCACAGCCCAGGAAGCTGATATGTGGCCCGTGCCAGCTGCTCGTCCACCGCATCAAGGTGATCGTTGTATATGTGCGCATCACCAAACGTGATTATCAGCCCCTTGGCTGACAGCCCGCATACCTGTGCGATGAGATGCGTCAGCAGCGCGTATGATGCGATGTTGAAAGGCACGCCGAGGAACACGTCAGCGCTGCGCTGGTACATCTGGCAGCTGAGCTCCCCGTTGCGGACGTAGAACTGCGCCATCATGTGGCAGGGAGGCAGCGCCATCTGGTCAAGCTCTCCTGGGTTCCACGCCGTGAGTATGTGCCGGCGACCGTTTGGGTCTTTCTTGATGTTTTCTATCAATGATATCAGTTGGTCATGCGACGCGGTGCTGTTGGTCCCATTGAATGACGGTGTGCGCCAGTCTCGCCACTGCACGCCATACACCCTGCCCAGATCGCCGTCAAATCTGGCCTTAGGCTTCCAATAGCCGGCCTCAGCGTTGGCCGTCCATATGGTGGTCTTGCTGGCATCTCGCGTGCCATGCAGTATCTCGGCCAGCCGCCGTTCGTCTCCGGAACCCTCGATGAACCACAGCAGCTCCGACACCACCGACCTCCATGCCAGCTTCTTGGTCGTCACGGCTGGGAAGCCATCGGTGAGATCGAAGCGCAGCTGTTCGCCAAACAGGCTGCGGGTGCCCGTGCCGGTGCGGTCGGAGCTATCGATGCCAACGTCCTTGATCTTGCGTAGTAGGTCTAGATATGATTGCATGTGTACACCCTGAATGTCTTGTTCCTGCCGTATGATTCCGCCTGTATGGTGGTGCTCAGCAGCCAATCCGTGGCATCGAGCACGGTGTCGCAGCCGTAGTCGTCGTGGAAATGCGTCACGTATGCCTCGCTGACCAGATCCCTCGCACGCCTCAGCAGATTGGCACCGCCGATGATCCACACACCCTTTCCTGGGTGCATGAGCTCGATCTTATCGAGGGAGTCTCTGAGGTGCATGTTTGGTATGACGTGATCTGCGCCGGCGAACAGATCGGCTGGTTGGTCAGACACGACCACGTTTATGCGACCCGGCAGCGGGCTAGGCATGTTGGGATCCTGCCATGTCCTGCTGCCCATGACCACCACTTGGTCCTTGGTGTGGTACCTAAACCACCCCATGTCCTCGGCGTCGTGTGGCCAAGGCAGCGATCCAGCCTTGCCCATGCCGCCGTTTAGGTCAATCGCGAATATGGCTCTTATCATGATACCAGTTTAAGGGCAAGCGCCCGCTAGATCAATCAAGCGGTGGGTTTCTTCCTCGGCGACTTGATGGATTTGGACTTGGCCGCAGCCTTGGGCACGGCAGCCTTGGGTTTGGAGAACTTGGGTAACCCTGGCTTGCCGTTGCGGTCGAACCCGCACAGCAGGTCCGATGTCCATTTGTCAACATCCCTGCGGATCCTGTTGAAGTCCAGGCTCATCCTCGCGCTCTGTATGTCGCTGGTCCCGGGAGGTAGGTTCCTCTCGTACTCCAGCAATGCCGAGAAATCCTGCGGACTCATGCTGATCACATCACCCATGGTCGTGGTTATGGTGACCTTCTTGACGTATTTCTGTGGTGGTTCGGCGCTTAGAACCAAGCTATCGAATATCTCGTCCCAGACGCCATTTGCGATGTTCTTCGTTGCCATGACAACAACCCTCTGCGACTCTACATGATTATTTATCACCCCAAACGTCCCCCAATCCATGTTGTTAATTCCCCTCGATGCCAAGCAATGGCGCCAGCTCCGGGAATATCACCGAGAAATCCAAACCTCGGGTCCTGTCCACCAATCCTATCCACTCCCTTAGCTCAGGGAGACGCTCGCTCCAATCCTCCCTGTCCATGAAGTTGACCATGCTGCGCAGGCGCTTGATGCCATATTTGGCCGCCATGAATTCATCACCGCTCACATCCCGCACCCCTGTGGCCATCCGCCAGTTGTCCTCCAACCATGCGTACAGCTCCTCGAACCTGTCCCTGACGGCGGCCTTGGCCTCCGGAGGCAGCACCTTGACGTTGAGCTGCGGCGGCCAATAGGCGAAGTGCCAGTTGATCATGCCAGCCCCATTGGGCCAAGCGTTGAACTTCCTGAAACCCTGTGACATCTTCCATCTGATGAAATCCGGCACATACATTATGTTGAGCGCCATCACCGTGACGGCCGTGGTCACCGTCACGTTGGGTCCCGTCGAATCCAACCTATGCATGTTCGCCACGAGGTCATCCCATCTGCTGGGATACCTTATGTAATCGTTCTTGTCGCCCAAGCTGTCCACGCTGAAGTGGAACTTGACCCTCCTGAACCTATCCCACAGCTTGAACAACCTATCGGGGAGCTCCACCGCGTTGCTGTTGTATCGCAGCTCGATGTCATCGGCGTACCCGCGTCGAACCACTTCTTCTAACAGAGTGTAGTGCTCCTCGATTATGGTGCTCTCCCCGCCGGCGAAGTACAGCTGCTTCATGTGCGGTATCTGGTCATACAGCTGGTCCCAAAACTCGGGGTTGTTCTTGTGCCAGTTGTAGTTGGCACCGTGCACCTTGCCGCGGTTATCCCAACCGCTGCTGGTCTTCAACCTCTCGTTGATGATCTGCGGGTATATCTGGTTCCATTCCTTGACCCATCCGCTGCTGTCGTGCGGGCTGCACATCACGCAGGCCAGCTGGCACTTGCTGCCCAATCGGAGATCTATGTACCGTATCTTGGGGCTGACGGAACCATCCTCCTTGGTGTCCCCCAGTATCTCATCGAGACCCACCTGCTTGATCCAGTATGCCGTCTCCCAGTTCCTCTTGCTCTCGACGCCAGCCTCCTCCTCCTTGTAGCATTTGAGGCAGCTGTCGGGTTTCTCTCCCCTCAGCATCATCTTGCGCACGTTGCGCATGTAGTCGTTGTTCCATGCCTCCATCAGGGTGGTGTTGTTTAGGTTGGCCGGTATCCCGTCCTCGCGCCGCAGCACCCCTGCCTGCCCGCCACCGGTCTTCTTGGTGCTGTCGGGATCCTGCACGCTGCTGGCGTTGGCGGTGCAGCACACGCGCATGGCGCCGTCGGGCCTGGTGCTGAGATGCATCCAGGGCAGGGCACAGAATGTTTGGCTGGGGATTCGGTCTGTCATGGACCAATTATATGGTCTTGGAGAACTGGCTAGCGAATTGATCGAAGCCAGAACCGCAGGTCTTGGCGCAAACCCTGAGCTTACCTTCGGCTACGCTGGGCCTGTGCCAGCTGTCACCGATGCGTCTGAACCTATCGCCCTCCACTATGCTGCGCAGTGGATGGTGCAAAGCGCTCATGCTGGCGGTGTCTCCGTCCATGATGTCCCATATCTCACCCTTGCGTGCGGGGTTATACCATATGTACAGCTGGTTAGCCGTCCAGCAGCAGGGGAAGGCCAGTCCCTCGGCTGATATGTATATGCTGCGATCCTCCGAGACCTTGCATCTCACGCAGGTCTGATCGAGGTACGCACCCATGCTGCCAAAGCCATCCACCAAACCCTGCTCCCTGAGCAGGCTGTCGTTGTGGTATTCGGTGTTGATGGGTTTCTCTATGTGGTATTCCACCTCACCGGCGCGGTTCCAAACCTCCTGGCTGTCCTTGCCCTGCATCTTGGCGTTGCTGAAGAAGCGGCCAGTCTTCTTGGTGCGGAACTGCATGAAGCCCATTCCCTCCGCCACGCTGCGCGCCTCCTCCACCTGGTGCTCGTTGTGCCTAAACACTATGAACTCCCAGTGTGCCTTGCCGCCGGCCGCTATGAAGGCGGCGGCGTTGTCCATTATCTTGCCGTAGTTTGTGCCTCGGCGGTAGATGTGATTGGTGTCGGCGAGCCCATCCACGCCGAACTTGCAGTAATCCCACTGTTGGTTCAGTATGCCTCCCAGCCTCGCCCACCAAGCCGGAGTGCGTGCGCTGCCGTTGGTGTGCAATCCCAGCCTTATCCTCGGATTCACGCTCCTCAGCCACTCAAACACCTCCAACGTGTCATTGGCCGCGATCGGGTCGCCGTAGTTGCCACACATGTACAAGCGGTTGATCTGCTTGACGAAATCTTCCGTAAAGATGCGTTTCACATCATCGAGCGATAGCTCTGCCTCCGGCAGCATGGGGTTATCAGGGCCGCCAAACCTATTCCTGGCACACATGGGGCAGCTGGCGTTGCATTTGGAGGTTATCTCCAGGTGTACGGCACCTATGTCATCGTATGCGTATATCATGCCACATCCATCAGAAGCTTCACCGCGGCACCCGGGCCGATCTTGCTGGGTAGGTCGCCGTGCTGGTCGACGTACCATGATATCACGGCCATGTGCCAGGCCCTGCTGTCGTGGTGTGCCAACTTGTTGAAACCGGACAGCTCGTGGTTGCTGTATCCGCCACCGGCTGCCAGCACCCGGGCTGATTCCGTCTGCAGCTGCCTCAGGGTCAGGGTGGAGATATCAGTCATCATTTCCTGCCTATCAGCATGAACCTCTTGTACAGCTTGCAGTCTAGCTCACCGGAGAACAACATCTGGCCCATGGGATACATGTCGGCGAACTCAGCGAGGCTGCCCACAGTGTTGTCATGCTCGTCCACGCCGAGGAAGTCGTTGTTCTGCAGTATGACCAACCTACCAACGGGTATGTTATCCCACCAAGTGCTGCTCTCGCCCATGTGATCACAGCTGGTGTTTATGATGGTGTCAGGGACATCAACTATTGGATAGCTCATGCGGTTGTTGACCTTGCTCCAGAACGTCCAGCTGAACCCATCGTAATTCAGATCGTTGACATCCATGGTGAAGGCTTTGAAACGCCAACCCGAGTGTAGGAAGTCCCTGTTGAGCATCTCGGCTATATCTGCGCAGTTGGGATCGACGTCAAAGCTGCGCACATCTGATACGCCGATGCCATCCCCATTCGTGAACATGAGATATGCCATGGTGCCTACCCATCCACACAGGGTCCAAACGTTACCGAGGTTGAGCCCCAACCGCTTGACCTCCCGTATCAACCACATCTTGCTGTCAAGCTGACCCTGGCTAAACGCATCAAACACGTTGGCTTTCTCCGAGTCTGGATGATTGGCCACGGCGAGGTATCTCTCGAAGAAGCTGAGCTGATCTGGCACCATATCCCATGTACGACGCAGTATCGTCAGGTTATGCCTGTCGATCGCCTTGGCTAGCATGTGC